AGAACAAAGGGGCGCCGTCGCACCGTCCGCTCTGTTCTTATTACTATGTAGTCAAACTACACAGAAAAACTAACTACCATTTTTACTTTTATTCAAAATGGCGCAAATGGCGTGCGTTTCACATTTATGCTCCGCCATTAACTCTTTTGCTCGCTGAAGGCGAACTTGTGCTGAGTTCACACGATTGATACCAGCGATGACATTCACGTCATCAGCCTTTTCTACCTTTCTCTTTTCAGCATTTTCTTCTGCCCAAAAAAGACTTTGATTTGCCTGTTCAAGCTCACCTTCGGCTGAGTTGAGCTGCCATTCAATAACGCATTTGAAATTTCTGTTCTTCATCATGTCCCATATTATAGCTCCCAATCGGAGCATGTCAACAATCATTTTGAAATAAGTCAAAAATGGTATGCTTGCCATTTTGATTGCCTATGAAATTGGCAAGTGTTTTTTGTGTCTTTGTCTTATATATAGAGATGTAGTCGGCCGAAACCAAAGTAGATATAGTAATAAGGTAGTAGCTACGCTACGCATCCCGAAGGGATGCTACTCCATACTTACAGATATAGTAAGCATCCACAATGTCAGATACCGGAGAGTTTACTTTATCTGCTTTTGGGGATAGCTTCATCATCAAGTCCTCTCCTGTCTCTTCAACAAATGCTTCATACATTGCCTCTTTATTGGCATTGCCTTTACCTGTTGCAAATTTCTTCACCGCAGTTGGAGCAACAGTTTCATAACTGACTCCAGCATTATATAGCTTATGTTTCAGTATGGCAGTGTTCTCAGCAATGTGGAATACTTTACCAGAAGCACCGAAAGCATAACCTTCAATGAAGATAGAAATTTCATTGTTTGAAGATAGACCCAACGCATTGAATATCACCTGTTCTGCCCAATATGCGATCGAACTATATCTCCCCTCATCCGTTGTCCAGAGTTTCGGGTAGTTTTCAGATATGATTACGCCATCGTCGTAGGCTTCGTGCATTTTCTTACTTGCGAGAAAATGACACTTTGTATTACTAAACTTGAACTCATGGTCTGTATTATATAGACAGATCGCAGGAGATGTCAGAGAATAGTCAATGCCTACAACTAACATTGGCTAATCCATCATTGGCTCTGAGCAGAACGGGCAAAACGCATGATCCGCTTCCAAAAGATCATCGGCTAAAATAACGATGAATTCCGCTTCGCACGCTCGACATATTCTTGGGTCAATGTCATCCCAGTCAATATCCAATTCATCCATTATATTTCGCATCCTCCCGCTGCACACGCAAGCTCTTGGCTGCCTGTGGTTTGATCAGATACTTCATACTCGGCGAGATCGGCCCAGTCTACATTCTGTGGCATCTGCTTCAAAACTTTTTCATATTGTTCCTTATCGCAATCTTGATACGGAGCCTGTTGATAAATGTGCCCAACGAATGGCAGGAATGATACACCACTCATCTCATCAAAGTGCTTGTATACCCACGCTCCAACTTCAAACCATTCGTGTTCTTTGACGGAGATCGTAACAGAAGGCTTGTGTTCGCACCAATGTCGTTGATATGTCAGCCACAACTCAAGCTGCTCGATAGCAGTCAGATCCTCTCGAAAGATTGCGTTCTTCGGGCACTTGATGGGAAACGAGAAAACATAGTTATGGTCCGGCTGCATCACATCATCCTCAACCGGAAATCCTTTCTCTACCATCATACGCGCAAGCGGATCTTTCTTATCTGCTCGAATGGTACGAATATAGTATTCGCTGTGACGTGCATGAATACCACTCGCTGCATCCACGAGCTGCGATACGGTTCCCGAAGGCTTGACGCAAGTAATCGCAGCAGACTGGTTGACACCGAAGTTCTTTGCCCACTCTTCATTTGTTTTGATTGCTTCATTGCGAAGCTCTTCAAGGCGATTCGCCAATCCAACCTTCTTACCGTTAGTAAGATTGCAATCCATGATGCCTGTCATCGAGACACCAAGCAATCGTTCCTCTTCGCAGTTCTTCTTCCATGCTGCACTAATGAAGCGGAAGTTGGTCAGCGTTGATTGCATTGTTCCGAGAATGGTAGCAAGACGAACCTTTCGCTTCAGCGACTCTTCAGTATCATCTGCGCGAACCACAACTTCACTCAGATTACAGAACTCGCGAGGGCGAAGAATAATTTCGGAGCAAGGATTTGTTCCAAACTCCCACTCAGCATCTCGTCTACCATTCTTCAATGATTGCTTGATAGAAGCAGCACGCGAGAATATACCACGTTCTCCCGACTTTGATTCGTAGAGAGACAACCACTCCTGCATGAAGATACCCATCTCAGGCTTCTCATTATATACAGCAGAGTTGTTAGCCAACGCTCGCTGCCCTTCTGTATCCCACCACTGCCCAGTCTTTGCATGTCGCATTCTTTCATCAGAAAGATTAGACAGAGAGATCAAGGCAGACCGACGAACACCACCGACAACGATCGACTCTGCGATCTTACAAACAATGTCGTGACATTCGAGCGAAGTTAACCTGCGACCAGCCGCACCTTTTAGCGTGTTCACGCAAAACCTAAAAAGCGTGTCCAGTGGCTCGGGTCCAGATGCGCGGCCGCCAAATGTCTTCAATGGCGCGCCAGCGGGTCGCAGGCGAGACAGATCCCATCGAGGAACTTGCCCAGCATAGAGCATGGCAAGAAGCTCGCGAAGAGCCTTTGCCCATCCTAACTTGGAATCGGGAACAACAATAACGGTATCGGTTTGATTGAACTCATCATTCACAATACCTAACTGTTGAACATAATGCTCCTCAACCGAGAAGCCAACACCTGTGCCGTTCATCAGAATATACAACACTTCGTCGAACGCACGAAGATTGTCGATAGCCACATACGAGCAGTTATAACCTGCGATATTTTCACGAGCCAATGCGTCACCTGCTGTCATCAGACAACGCATAGAAGGCATCACCTCAAGATTCAATACAGCTTGTTCTAGCTCATTGCGTGTCTGTGCTGATAGCTTTCCTGTGGTATTCTCAGCTAGATGCCATTCAAAGAAGTCGAAATAACGCTTTACCGTTTCCTCCCAAGTTTCACGACGGTTCTTCTCAGGAAGCCATCGAGAGTATCGTGAAAGGTGAATGTAAGACTGGTAGAGCGTAGGTAGATCGACTGACATTTACTTTCCTTCCGTAAGGGCAGCCCAGCTTGCTGGGAATAGGGGGACAAGAATGCTCGCCCATATATGAGCAAGCTCTTGGATTTCTTTCTGTGCTGTTTTTTCAGCGCGGAGTATATATGCGCGAGCCCACGCAGATAATGATCCTGTCACATAATATGAGGTATACATGGACTGTGGAAGAACCATACGAGCTTGCTCATTACAGACTCCCGATTCCATGAGTTTCTTATATAGGGATAATGACATTTCGTGATGTGCTTCAACAGCTTCAGTCAACCACGGCTCCTCTACGGCATCACTTGATGATCCCTGCTTGACATTTTCAGCAGAAGCTCGCCACTCCTCGGGAATGAAGAACTCAGGATCATCGGAAACGTATCTCCGAGACACCTCGTTGTAGGTGAATCCAACCGTGTGCTTGAAACGCTGACGCGCAACGAAGATCGGCACAGTCTCACGCACGGTGATTTGCGGGTGCGTGAAGGGAGTGAAGTGATTATGCGAAGCTAAGTATTTGATGAGCTTTTCGTCTCTGGCAGAGAACTCCGTAGCGTGTTTATCGAACGAAACCCGGGCAGCATTTACAACGGTTAGATCAGATCCCATGTGATCCACATACTCAGCTCTCATTATCTACTCCAATCATTTATTGCCAGCTCCGCACTCAGACCACGTTCCGTATTTAGATCAATGATCTTCTTCACGTCGATGCCAGCCATCACCATATCATTTACATCTTTCTGCTCAATCTGGCTCGGCCAGACACAAACAGAATACCCCTCAGCTACGAGCTTTCTTAGTTTCTTTATATTCTCGCGATTGCGAGGCTCGTTGTCAAACACAAATACCGTATTGTGCTTATCAACAATCTCGGTCATCTTGGCGAGATCAGATCCACCAACAGCCAGGGCGTTGGGAAGAAACATCGAATCGAACTGCCCTTCTACAACATATGTATACTCCGTAGGCTCCCACTTGTCGAGCCCATAGATCAGGGGATCTTCGGTAATCTTGATATGTAGATAGCGCAATGCGTCGGGGGACAAGGCTCTCCCAGTCAATCCGACAAGGTTTCCAGTCCGATCTGTGAAGGGAATCAAAATTCTTGACACCCCTCCTCTAATCCTTCCAATATAAGCAGTAGACAGCTTCTCCAGCACGTTATCATCGTCACAATAGAAAAGCCCACTTAAATCGTCAATCTTGCGCGAACGCATATACTGACACGCTTCGTGATCGTTTGGAAGATCAGAAAGTCTTTTTACACCATCGAGCGCAAGCAGCACCTTTGATGGCGAGTTTGATTGAAAGAGAGGGGCTGGAGTGATCAGCTTCTCCACAGACTTCTTCTGTGGCTTGTTGCCGAACTTCGCCTCGAACATCTCCATTCGGTATTCGTCAGCAAGACGAGGATCAACCGAACGTAGAAGATTGCCAATACCGCGACTGTCACCGCAGTTATGGCATTTGAAGATCAGGCGATTGTCCGCAGGAAAAACATACCCCCGCGCACGAGTTCGATCCCGTTCAGAGTCACCACAGATAGGGCAACGAAAGTTGAACAGATCATTGCCTTTATCGGTAAATAGATTGAGCTGCGGGGACAGTAGCCGAAGATATTTTACGTCGATATACTTCATGCTGAAAGTATAATCACGCGAAGCACATATGTCAAGTGTTTCTACTCAGCTCCGTTGATATAATCATTCACAGCGTTACAATACCGCCGATATTCGGCAATCTTCTCGAATACCTTATCTGATGGTAGCTCGCTGTCCATAAAGGCAATTAATTCTGCGCGATCATCCGACTCCCAGATAATATCACACCTTGGAGGCTCGTAGGATACCACAACGTCAGTTTTCCACCAAGAAGCGCATCCGGTAGTAAGTGTTATAATCAATAATAGAAATAGAGAATACTTCATTCTTGCCCTCATTTAGTCAATAAGATACGTCTCCGATGTCCACAACGAACTGATTACACTTTGATCTGGACTTCCTGGCGCCTGGGTGCCAAATGACAATCGAATATTTGTGACATCATTCGTAATTACCGTGGTACCAGTTGTGTTTATAAATCCAGTCACCCTTGCAAGCTGTTGATTTCCGCCGATTAGCATGGTAAGCAACCCATCAACCTTAATTCCTGTCGGACTCCCCCCTGAGTACGCTTGGTCAATCTCAAATGTAAGTTCTTTGACGCCTGTGATTGACTGCCCAGAGCCTTCGGTTTGAATGTATACTTGGGTCGCATTTGAACCGAACCCAGCACTTCCGGTGAAGAGCCCGTTTGCCTTTTGTGTAATGAAGTTGTAGTAAAGACCGGAGTTGATCCAATTAGCTCCGCCATCACTACTGAGTTCGATTCCGATCTTCTGAAAATTGCCATTTGTATTGTGATACAAGTTATTGAATGTCACTTTATGTTTTCGTCCAAATCCCGTTTCAGCCGGTGCTAACGATACGTCATACACAACAGCGGTTGCGTATGTAGAGGGTTGCGTCACGCCCGAGGACCCGGCGAATGTTTGCCTTGGGACCAAAGACTTTTCGTTTTTCCAGGTGTTGGTATCATCATTGTATAACAACACCTCTCCCGCCGATGGAGATGCGATAGTAGTATCCGACATTCCCGCGACCGTCGTTGATCCCAATCCACCAGCATCCGGGGCTGCTGTCCAATTTGCGCCATTCCACTTGATAACGTAATCACTTTGAATGCCTGTTTCCAGAGCTGTAAGATCAAGAATCGGAGCGTATTCGTGATACTGATTTGTATCATCCCAGACCACAGCCTGACCATCCTTGGCTGCGCCAGGCGCCACGGCCGATACAGATTTTCCAATGACGGGGAAGTATCCTCGTCCCGTTCCCCATCCAACACGAGTCAGTCGAAGATCCAGCTCGGTATGTCCTTCTACGTCAACCACGTTCATGTAGTTTGAGGTTCCGTATCCATTGCCCCAACATGCTTCAAGCAGACCATCACCCGTTCCCCAAGATCCGCCGCCGGCCGGCGCGCCGCCGGGCACATCAAGCCCTCCGTTTCCGCAGTTTTGTGCGCCTCCGAAGGCCTTCGCAGGATTGTCCGGCGGAGTAATTGAGATCACCGTAGAACCCGACGTTTGATGATAATCGTAGTAGTCGTAGTCGATCCCAATCCTACAGGCTCCTAAATCACACTCAACTCCTCTATCCCACGGGTGATACTTTCCGTCCTTGAGTGAGTTGTTTATGACCTGAATTTCTCCATTATAGGCCCCACCTGATGTGGTCATCCTGAGGCCTGTTCCCATCGCATATCGACCAGATCGGGTCGGTTGCACCGTGCCAGGGCCTGAATTTCCGAGAAGCTGAATAAGCTCCAGTCCTGTTCCGTTATTGCCCGAGCCCAGCTTGGAGTTGAATGTGAGTGTAATACCTTGGAATGGCATGTCACCATATGAAGGTACATAGAACTCAACAACACCACTACTACTACTCCAGCTTGTCTCTTTGAACACTTCTATCGACGTAACTTGACTCGGGTTCGTGTCACTATAGATTGGATTCACAACATGCGCGCACGGAGCGAATGTATAGTTACCTCCCCAAAGTGTTCCTGATGGATAGTGGTAGTCTCGACTCTGCGAGAACCATTCTGTTCTGAACCTTGGTCGTGTTGTTCCGTTGTCGTCCCAGGTTCCCACATCCCTGATGTAAAGCCATTGAGCTGAGTCTTCATAGCCCAAGCTGCCGTCGAGCGGAACATATGCAACCGCCGGTGTGTAATCGGAAAGATCATCCTTTACACACCAACCCACTTCAACTGATGCCCATCCGGTTGGATCTGCTCCAGTGATGTACCACCATCCATCATGCCCTCCATATCCTCCTGATTGGCCTCGGAGGGGAGGGAACGAACCTTGAGCATAGGGTAACCTGTCCTGTGGAATAGGTTCCGTTTGATCTATAGCATACGGCGCGCCACCAGAGGTTGTACCTGGAGGCTGAATGGTATTTCCTGTCGAGGTGATGTATCCCCCGCTTGGCTTGAAGACAATAAGTCTCCCTTCACCGACACCCTTCGTTGCTGTTTCTCCCATCACCGCGTCGCCGCCGCCGCTATTTACTACATTAAGCGTTACGAGCGTAGCAGGGTCCAACCCTGAAACAGTGGCAGGAACAACAGTATATCCTGATGGCGTATGAGTGGAGTCGTCCACTGTCAGACGCATAATGTTTGGTCCCTCGTCCCCACCAGTTTGAGATCCACCTCCAAGCCAGAGGTTGAGGTGAACACCATTGGGATCAGTATCACCAGCAGACCAAAGCTGGATTGCCAGAGCATGAGCCTCACTCGCTGTTGCATTCGTATGATCCAGGTTGAGTGCAGTCGTCTTTGTTTTGAGCGTTGCTGGGAAACTAATTGTACCGCTTTCGTTTGTAGCTGGGCACTCCTTCCAAGGCTTCGCTGTGTTTAAGTTCCAGCCTGTCTCTGTTCTCGTAGTTGGCCAGCCGGCTGCGGTACAATAAACCTTCTCACCATCTATTGCCCATCGTGAAGTAATCGCGGTCGTTCTCGCGTGATATGGAGATTCAAGTCTAAAATTGTCGATATATCCATCATCCCTAGAAGCAATAGTTGTCATAGTGTGCATCGACTTGATTGAGTTGGGGTCGGGGTCAATATTTCCGAAGATGAAATCTCTCGGCGCTTGGGGAATTTCATATAGAATTGTTCCGTCCGATATAAATTCAACAATGTCGCCTGCGAGATATTCAGTATCCGCTGAACCAAGAAGAGAAAGCCGGCCGGCGGCCTGAACACTCGAATCATCGTGAGCCAAAACAATATTGTTTTGAAATTTAACTGTAAATTTTGAACCCGCCTCAGGCGCGGCGTTAGCTGCCACAACAAAATTTTTGATTTCTGTATTACCAGTAATTGTGTGGAATGAGTTTATTGTTATGGGGACTATATTTGATGATGCAACAGTTATAACCTGAGGTTCAAGAACAACAACTCGGTTAGTCAGATTATTAATATCAGTGGCGTTGTCATTCACTCCATCATTAATGATATTGTTAAAGTTAGTATTAACTTCAGATGAACTAATATTGGTACCTGAAGTAAATGTTGTAGTGTCGGTACCGGGAGTTAACTGTCCAGCATATGCTAATCCAGATATACTAATCGCGACCAGAGCGGCGAGCGTCTTCTTCCAGCGCATCTATTAACTCCTTCCCTTCGGGTAAATCCTGTCCGAGTCTTTTGTCGGCAGCTTTCTTGGCTGCTGCATTTTTCTGATGGTGCAGATTAGAAATTCTCTGTTCGCCGAGTTCTTCTTGCTTTGTCTTGTCGCTTCTATTTTTCCACCAGATACCGAATAATCCGACAACTAAAGTAACTACTCCACCAATAATTGTTTCCCACATGCTATTTAGCCTTCCTTACGCGAGGTAGTCTCAACCATGTCATACACCCAGTATTTTCACATTGAACTAGAATGCCTTTACCTGGGTTGTCTTTGGCATACTGACGAATCGCTTCTCCAATCTCATCTGCTCCCACAATAGAGTTGAATCTCTCTGAATTGAACTTGGGGCGTAGAATACGATTATACACATCAGCAGGAACTTCAAATACCTCATTCTTCATAAATCTGTTGCGACGAATCAGCTTTGCTTGATCCTTCTTTCGGACTGGTGGATCATCACCAGCTTCAGCAGACCCAGCAATGCCTCCTCCACCCATACCCATCATTTCTCGTAGTTCTTCAAATGATTTCATATTTCTCGCAATCTCCTTGCGATCTCTAAATCAACCGCAATGTCCGAGTCTAAAATGTCCCTACCTTTGATGCCTCTTACTACATCAGGCATAGTTTGAAGAAACACCATAATCGTTTTAAGTGCTGACCAGTGTTCCTCCTGTATATTATAGAACAATATTCTAGTGGCTGGAATCACACCAAACACATTGTATATGATAATCACATGATTCAATAGTAGTTGTTCTTTTAACTCTCCATTTGTGGCATACCTGTTTAGTAACCTTTTGATATACTTAATACGACTCACATCATCATTATATTCCTCAATGCCAATACATTGAGGGTTCATGTATGATCTAAGCATATACATATCAATCGTGTTATCATTCAAGTCATCTGCCATAATGTAGATATGTATGCTATACTAAAATCCCCTACAAACAACATATCTTGCATTTGAATCTACTGTGCCTGTCTCTTCAATACGAAGATATGGGAATCCACTGATTCCTGTCACACCAGTATCCGTCAACGCAGCAGTCGCACCCATGACATTGGTATCTGGGACACCATCAGCATCGGAGTCCCACTGAAGAGCAATACAACTATTGGCATCTTCAGCAGTTAAACAGGCGTAAAGAGTCAATCTCTGAGCTGAAATCGAAGTATCGCCGATGTCGTGATCAAGAAAAACAGAAACAGGAGCAGCTTCAGCGTTTGATGAATAACCAATATCCCAATACCAGTTGTCTCCGTCTGTGATACTAACAGGAGCCGAACACTTGTTGGTTGGAACCTTTTTGGTATAATCTGCTGCAAACACTGGAGCTGTCATCAACAGCACGATCAACATTGTAATAAACGCGCGCATAGCTATGCTCCTTATCCAACAACGACGTTAGCTGTTGCTCCATCAACAAATGTTACGGTAGATGCAACAACACCAGTAGCATACGATGTAATATCAGATCCAGCAGGAATATTTTTTACAGTTGCGGATGATATGGCTGCTTCCGCAGAAGTATCATAGGCATCAACACCAAGCGTGCATACACCAGTCAGACCAACGGGGCTAGTAGCAGCAAATGTGCTTGTATCATATTCGACTGTAATTTGATTTGTCAAATTTCCTGATACATAAGTAGCCTCAAATGCAGTCACGGTTCCTGGCCCATCGTCTGCTGATCCACCCCATGTAAATGTGGTACTCCCTCCAGTAGCAACTGGCTGATTGAATGTAATCACCCACTTAGTACCGGAGCCACTAGCAGCCGCGGCAGCGGTAGGAGGTGTGGTTGTAAAGTCAGCAGCATTCGCAACACGAATGTCTGTAACAAACACGGTTCCGCTCTCTGACTGTGCTTGTCGGTCTGCAATGACAACTTCTTCTTTTGTTCGGCTGCGACCGTGTTGATCGGTGTATGATACTTCTCGTACCCACCCACGAGCATCCAAATAAAGATCACCAATCGGTCCATTTGGATGATTAGGCCGATCTGCGGATTGACTATCAGACAAATCCTTAAACCAATTTGGTGCTGAATTTCCTGTCCAGTTAGGCATTTTAGTTCTCCTTTACTTTCGTCGATTACGAATAGCGGACTTGAGCCGTTCTGCGCTTGCTCGCGTAATCTTACCCTTGCGCTCTCCACTCTTGGCGATGCTTGTGCTTGGTCGATTCGCAAGACTGTCAGACTTCTGAGAGTTTCTCACACGCGAATGTGACATCTTCTTACCAGATCGGATATTGGCGAGGTTATCGACACCCTTAGCTGCTCGCTCTCCGTGCTTCTTTGCAATCTGACTTCGCATCTTATCAGCCGAGCGTTGGTTCTTTACGGCTGACTTTTCCGCATCTCTCGCGCCCGAATCGGTGGTAGCCCACCGAGCATCAATACGATCGCCGGAGGCATCAGCCGCGCGTTGTGCTGCTGCTCGAATCTTTGTGGAAACCTTTAGCTCGTCAACCTGCTCGATTTCTTCGTTACAGTCACAATCAGAGCAATCAGCAGAACACTGGCACTCACCGTCACAGCAACCGCAGTTTCCTTCCTTCATGGCCTTCTTGATTGCCTTTCGGCGCTTCATTAGATACTCATCCGACTCATCAGAATCACCGTCGTTGTCAACGTCATCGTCTTCCTGACCAACTGGATCGAGCTTCTTTGCCTCAAATAATTCAATCGTATGTTCACAAACAAAGCTATCATTGGTAATTGGAACTGCGCGACCATGATCGAGCTGAACGAGTGCTTTACCAGCCGTAGGAAACTCTAAAATCTTTCCAGAATTTCCTTCATAGGCACCCTCAATAACATATACAGCTTCTCCAGCCTCGATCTGAACACCAGCAGCGTCTTCTTGCGTTGCCGATACGACACTCTTCACTGCGTCAATCAGCGAATTTGAAACAGGTTTCTTCCCAAACATAGTTATCTCCTAGTCTTTTTTATTATTGAAGAACTGATCTCGCTGAACGAGTAACAGTAATCTGTTGTAGAGTAGATCATCCTCTAAAATGTAATCGGCCATAGTTTGTGTTACCTGAAACACCATGTCCCTCAGTGTCCAGTCAACATTTGCTCGTTTCAAGTCAGAGAAAGCTCTTTTTGTAATCGGAATATCTCGATCTGCAACAAGACCAAATCTCAAAAGTGAGTTGAATCGTCTGTTATTTATAATATCTTCGGTAAGATCGTCCCAATCTTCTCGCTCCTCAAGAGCTTCAATTAGATCAAATACACCATCCTTTTCAAATCTCTCATTAACTCTCATTCCCTGTCGAGTTGCATCAAACAGCGCACGAGCCATAGTTGCCTTCGGAACACCCTTCTTGAACTCGGCAAAGTTGTCATCAGCAGCGAGCTTTCGCATTTTTGACGCACTCATTCCGGTTACATCATCTGCGTCTGGATCTCGCTCTCCTGCGGAAATGACTTTTACACTGTCGAAGTCAAAGTCCTTTCCGTTGTATCTCTGAAGCATATTATCAAATTCTTTGACACGATCTGCGCCCACAACCATCACGAGATTATCATAGCTGTCATCGAGTTCCTGAGCAATCTGAACGATGTTCTTCGCATTCGTCTTTTGTATTACGTTACCGAAAAAAGACTTTCCAAACTTGATTTTCTGATCATATGTCAGAGGATCTTTCTTCTGATTCTGAGTGTGGGAAAGAAACACCAAAGGCGTTCCTTTCTCTTTCTTTGCGATCTTCTTGACCGTATCCACCACGAGCTTGTGCCCAATGTGAGGAGGATTAAATCGACCGAATGTGACTACTGCGGTACTCATTTTGGTCCACCTCTCCGATATGCTTGAAGTCTCTCAAGTTCAGCTTTTCGGACGCCAGGAAACATTCGTTTTGCTAGGCGCTTAATAGCAGCAGATCGCTGATCCACTTTCTTTTCAATCGCGGTTCGTGCTGCAAACGGAAGATCGTCTTTTTTCTTACCTCCAAGAATTTTCATCTCGATCTTCTTTCTAGCCTGCTTCATTGCTCGCTTTTCTAGCTTTTCTTTTGGTGCGAGTTTCTTCTGGGCGCGTTCTCGTGCTATCTTGATTCTGGCTTTTGACCGACGGAACACCATTCGCCGCTTCATTCGTTGAGCAGTCGTTAGGGCTTCTTGTAGCTCCTCGCGCATTTCAGACAGGTCTTTTGCCATAGTGTCTCTATTTATGTGTTACGGTAACTCTACTTGTCCCAATTCTTGGCTACTGTGAAGTTGAGATGAGAGAACTCCAGTCTATCCACAAGTTTAACTGCGTTTCCGCTCATTCTGTCAATCGCAACAAATCCTTCTGGTGTAGTCGCACGATAGCCGTCATTCACCTTCACAAAGGTTCTCGCCATTCCTCCAGCAGTGTTGAGTTTTCTTACCAACATATTCTTTGCTGCCATGATGTTAATTTGAAACTCAATGACACTTCGTAGGGTAACTTCGATCTCCGCAATAGCCCGCAAATGCTCCTTCAGGAGCCGACGCTTCTCTTCGATCTTCGCGGGGCTCTTCACCTTCGCAATCACCTTCGTCTCCCAGTAGTTCTTGAAATACTCTCTATATTCTCTGGTATGCTTACGCGGATCTGTAATCGTCTTGCCCTGACGAATCAGACTATTGGTATATGTGGCAAAAGAAGCTCCAGAAACCGATCCAGACAACGATTGCTGAAACGTCAGAAACTTTCGTAGAGCTGGCCCGGGAATCTTTTGAAATACTGTTCCCGCACGAGACAGATAACGAGTGACTTCAGTTGTTTCCTTCGCTGTCAGTGTAGCTGTTCCTGATACGTCACGATAGTCTGCGTTATCAAAAAACACACTACCCGTTCTTCGTAGCTTAGACACATCAGCACCAAATGAGGCTGTCATGTCCTGTAGCGTGTCACCCGTATATGTGGTATGAAAGATGACTCCTATTTTACTTTTCTTCACTCGCTTGGCCAGAGCAGAATTGCTTGGAATAGCATATGTGATCGTATTCGGAGTAAATGTCACATGACTCACACCATCAAAGTCTTTCTCTTCTAAATCACCAGGCCCATACAGCATGTCACCTTGAAGAACAATTCCCTTTGGTATATTCATCTTTTTGAGTTCATCAAATGCGATACTCAATTTGTCCTGTAATCCAGAACCATATTGTGACAGATCAGCTTTCGATTTGACATACTTGGGTGTCTTGTTGAACACTCCTTTGGTTCCAACAAAAAACTTTCCGTCTTCTGGATCAATGCCAGCAAAAATCGCAGGTGCGCCATCCCATTTGACTGTTATGTTGACTGATTTCTTGCTCTGCCCGGCTAGCATGTCTCGAACCGAACGCAGAAAGTTGATCGAATCACGACCGCCAGTCACCCCATTCAGAAGAATAAGCTCTTCCAAATGAGTCATATGAAGGTTCTTTTGCCCCTTCTCTTCAACAATATATTGGCGGAATGATTCCACTTAACAATCCCACTTTCTCAAAGCAAGTGCCTTGCGTGTTGGGCGACCTTTCTCATCCTTCATTGGTCCGGGCATTCCACCCATTCGAGCGCAGAATGACTTGCGACGCTTCGCAGCCTTTCCACCCTTGCTCTTCTTTGCTTGCGCTGCGGAAACGGGAGCTTTCAGATCGCTGCCGGGATTCTCGCGTTCGTATGAAGCACGACCCTTTGCGTTCAGACCACCTTCCTGATTCTTGCCTTCCTTGCGTTGCCACGCAGCAGACTTCTCGTCAACCTGCTCGACCTCTTCGTTACGTCGCTTTGCTCGCTCTCGCTCAACCTGCTTCCGAAGCTGGATTTCTCGCTTGGTATGAGCAATACGCTCATCCTTCTCTTTATCACTCATTGGTCGGAAATTTGGACCCTTTCTGCGATCTCCATCTTTCCTTCGATACTTCTCGCCAGCCTTCATGTGCGCCTTGAGCTTATCTGCCGCAGACTTCTCGTCAAGAGCGACCATAATCGCCTCGTCCACCTTACCCTTGGACTTGCGCCAGCCTCCACCCTTCTTCTTATATTCCTTTGCTGCCCATGCGTTAGCATATGCTGAAGGATACACATCAAACTTTGAACGGGTCGTTGCGAGAACAGAAGACCACAACTTAGGGTTTGTAGGAACATTCTTCTCTTGTAGTTCCGTGCGAAAATCGTCGAATGACTTACTCATTTCTTGTATTCCTCTCTTGTTAGGATCTTTGTCCGTCACGCCTGTCTTTACATTGATAGGCTTGTTTCCTTTACCACTAATATCTTTCTTTCCTTTGCCTAGCTCGCGCTGCTTTGCTCGCTTGCGTAAAACAAAGGACTTGACACCCTTCTTTCCTAGCTTGGCTGCTTTCTGCTTGGATAGACACGCAGCATAAGGCTCACCTGGCTTGCTGTCACCGCACTTTCCAGCTTTCTCGCCTTTGCTGTTGTATCGATCCCATCCAGGCTCTCCACCAGCAGATTGCTTGTGGAACCATTTACCAAGCCCTGAGTTCTTATATACTTCGTCTAATTTGACCATAACGTGTTATCCCATGTAGCGCAATCCCAAGTCGATCCCGCAGAAAGAGGGCCGACATGAGCTACACCGTCTCTGTGTGTGATTCTTGTATACGGATACATATCCCCACCCTGAAGAGGAACATCTCCGTCTGTTAGAGCAATATATGAACAATAGTTGTCATAATAAGTTGATGCAACATGAATGTATCCTTGAAGTTCATCGTGTGTCCAGAAATCTTGATATGGCCCAAAAGTTCGGTACCGGACATCTCCGGCTGCCAAAAGTTCTGTCGTTGAAAACAAAATAGCAGAATTTAGTGCTGTTGTTCCGCCTCCTGGGTTATGCACGTCTAAATCGAAACAGCGGCCGCCGCCTTTGTCTAACCGTCGAAATATCTCACAGGTGCGAGCAAAAGAATTTGTTGCCAACTGTTGAAATTGGACATGACTTAGGCATCCAGATGTAATTTGCCCGGAAAGTGTGCTACAGGTTCCATTTGGATCTTCGAGCGGATCGCCCGCGACCGCACCAAGACTCCCATAATCACATGAAGCGACGTTGTTGGATGGGAAAGGAGTTCTCCCACTATCGTCAATAAATCCACCATAAGGAGGCATACCAAAAGTATTCTGTTCCACCTGTCTAGTTTCATCGGGGAACCTACCATTTGACTGAAGCCCAAAAGTACGATTTTGTTGAAAACACGCACTATTTCGAATCCCTTTCGCCTGGCCTGTAGAATTGTCCAACCACTCTAGTAAATGATCAGTTGATGGTTGCAACAGCCAGTTATTCGGCGTAGTCCTATAGCCATCCCATGTTTCAACTATACCTGTATTTTGTATACCAACAGAATATGCTGCGATAGCCATTGTCGCACCCAATCCAGTAATTCCCTGATATTCTTTACGTTGTCTAGCATCAAAACTTGCAAGTGGAAACACAACATTTACTGCCCAAAAAGCAAGAGTCTGTCGATCGGAAGATTCCCATTCATTAGTTTCAGTATATCCAGCCTCCTCAATCAGCCATGCTGCTTCAAGTATCTGCGGAATAGCAGACGAAATTGCAAAAATACACCCATTTTGAAGCATTACTTCAGGGACTTCGAAAATTCCCCCAAATCCCGTTATGTTAGTAAATTCTAATATGCGTGTCTTAACAGCAGAAAAATAGGCATCTCCTGTTCCGGGTGAATTAATATCCAGTAAAGCACCGTATAGTGCCATGGCTAGAATGTCTGAAGCAGCACCATCAAGATCGTATTCCGGGCCCAACCCGAGCGCGCCAACGGGAATGCATGTTGGCTCTGGAATGTAATCCCATTCCCAATCTCCAGCATCAATAGAATATGCCCAGCTATCTTTCGCGGCACCCGCATCTGTGGCCAGTAACCCACGATCAGTAGTAACAGGTCCAGTTCCGCCTTCATTAACCCAGAGATCATGGAATCGAGTAAGTTCTTCTATATTAGTTTGCAAACCCTGTTCTCTAGGCACAGCACTAGTCCCGCCACCAAGGTTGAGGCTAATAAATGATCCGAGTTGAAGAACAGCAACAATACAGACCAGTATGTAAAATAGCTTACGCATTGAACTACTCCAATGTTTCTGACGACCCCACAGGTCTTAAAGCACGAACATCTATTCCAGTCTCAATAGACTTGCGTTCAATACTATCACCCCAAAGACCGTAATGCGCTGCCCAGCGATTACTGTGAATAGTGAGTCTATAATCCATCCTCTCGACTTGCTCTTCAAGTTGTTCCTCAACCTCTTCAAGCCGAGCGATCTGATCGTGAAGCTCATCAATGCGATTCAAAAAAGCACGATAACCTTCGACACTAGCAAAAAGAGCGCCTATAATTGCAATCACACCAGTAATGATTGTCATATGTTTTCCTAATTCAATACTCATTTACTCACTCCTCACAATAGACCAAGGATCAATAGAAACTTCAATCGGGGTCGCAAGCGGAACTGTACCATACTTGATTCTTACCCTTGCTATATTTATGTCCCCTGCTTTGAATGTAATTGAGTCATTACCGCTTTTGTCCATGACGACCTTCTGTGTCTTCAGGGCTGTTCGCTTTTCGTTCTTCTTCGGATTTGTGATCGTGACTTTACCAGATCCATGCCCCGTCACTTGAACATAACCCAAAGAATGGGTGTTATCACCTAACAGTTGGGTGGAAATGAACTGCTTCAGTTTGGGTTGTGGTAGCATGTCTAGTTTACGATATAGCGTATTTCTAATGTTCCGAAGTATTACGCTGCGCTCTTCGTTCGCCTTCTTTGTCATAATAGGATTTCCTCGAATCTCTTCCTTCCGGCGAATAGGCTGATCCGATAGGTTGTATTTGTCAATAAATCGCTGCTCTGCTCTGTTTCGGGTGTCCACGAGATTGGTCTTGAGCGCAGAGTCAATCGTACCAAGCCCTGCTGACTGATAGACAATCTCTCTTCCCTGCCCGGTACTCTTCGCAGAGACACCAAATGTCTTTCCGTCAGTAAATGTCACGATCAAATCCACAGCGTTGGGCGAATCAGATGTCGTTCTGCCCACCCACTCGACTGTCTTGATCTTACCGAAACCTTGTTCATCGAACCAAGTTCTCAGCTCGGGTGCCATGGTCTTCGCTCTGCGTTCCTCCTCTGCGTATTCTTCTGGATCGAGTGCATCGCGACGAACCTTGAGAGCTTTCTTGACTTCTGATGAGTTGATAATACTATCCCATGATCCTGCGAGCTGAACTCCCAGAACGATCTCATTCGCATCTCCGCGAAAGGTATTATTCTCTGTCAAGAAGTCGTTGAATGTCATGTGATAACCAAAGACCCGGCGGTCGGTTTGGTAACCACGACCAATCGTGATCTTGCAGTATTGCCTTTTTTGAAAATGTACGGAAGACCCTTGCCATTCAGCATGAATCTTTCATCAAGCTCACTTGTGTAGTAGAAGCCTACATCTCTTCTTCTGATTCTAAAGTAAATGTTAGGGTGTTCGCGAACGTATGTGGCAACGGAAATGAAGTTTCCGTTCGTGAATTTTAGAGTTCCCTTTTTGCTGTCTACCTCAAATGCAACATCCATGTCACCGATATACATATAGTCAACGGGACCACCCATCTCCGTCGTTCCGACGAACATCTTCTTGATGAAATCGGTAGAATCAACCTTAACGAAAATGTCAGACAATTTTGTGTGCGATCCGATCTCAAATCCTTCTGATTTCATTGATTCGCTGAGTGCTTTGTTGAATATCTTGTGCATATAGGCTGCGTCCATCCTATACATTCCCTCCAATCCACCACCAGCCACAGACGGAGCAGATTCACCCTTATTTGAAACCCCTAACTTTGTCCCTCTCCTGTGTACCCAAACATCAGCATATGGTTCTTTTCCATACTGATTCGTTCCATCATTTTTACTAGCACCAGTTACCCCTGTGATCTTGGGATACTTATTGTTCGCGTTCAGAATTGTGATTGGCTTTCCATATGAATTGTAGAAATTGGTGATCGCCTCGATCACACCAAATTCTTGTCTCTCTTGAGGTCGGATTCCAGCTTTACCCGATACTTTAGTTGTTCCTGATGTTAGTTTTTGGATACATGAAATCTTGATGTATCCAATCGTCCCGGCTAGATTGACTCTAGCGTAAGGAACCCTTCCTGGCCCTGGATAGGTTCCGGTGTCGAGAAGTTTCAGACTCACCCCTTTGGCAAATTTGGCGATCTTCCTGTCGCGGTCATCTAGGATGTCCCCAGCCTTGTCGGTTTTGAATGTCTTTTTGAGCATATCTTTGTTACCAAGAATATAGTAATCCCAACTGGTCATTTCTGTTCCAGTCTTTATTGCTCCATAATTTGCCATGACAAATCCTCCCGATAACCTCCCCTATTTATGCCACAGCAGGACCTGAAAAAGCCCGCCATCCGAAGATAGCGGGCTGTGAATCAATCAGATTCGTGCTATGCGTTGCGTGCGTTACCGACGTTTGCGCCAAGCAGATTAACGAAATCCAGAATCTTCTGAATAAGCTCATTATCGCTGTCGTTCGGTGTCATGGTCGCAACGATAGCAGCAATACCAACAACACCTGTAATAATCTGAAAGATGTTGCCAATGTTAGCTGTTAGCCATTCCATGATGTTCTCCTTTTGCAAAAGGTGAAGGATCAATCCTCCACCCGTATTTAGAGTACCTTGATCCCAGAAAAATCTCTCCCAGACTCTCGACTGCCGAACTCGGTCTTATCGAATGCAGGGCCATCGTCCACATCCTTTTGAGCCGATTGCTCACAATCATACAGTCTCATTTTGCTCCGATCCACGCCTACCACGAACTTCGCGTTCTCGGTAGGGTCGTTGTAGCGATTTTTCAACTGTTTGATCATCAACTGGTTCAACTGCTGAAGCTCGTCGTTAGTGATGATTCCAAGAAACAAGTCCGCAGTAGCCGGGAGCCCAAAGCTCTCGGATACATTTTCCATCGCAATGTCACTCGATCCATATCCTTCTCGATTGACTTGGGTTGCGGAGATGAGAATAACCTCTCGCTCCACGGCAAGACCGCGAAGCTCCTCTGCGATGCTTTTAATATAAGTGTATGAGTTCACGTTTGCTCCGAACTTGAAACGAGATGACATACAGATGTTGAGATAATCGACAAAGATAATCTCGGGCTGCCAATCCTTCTTCAGCTTCAGCTCGTTGAGCAGATGACGGAAGTGAGCAGATCCAGCTTGTGAAGTGGGATACTCTTTTACAATTAGTTTGCCGTCCGTTTTCTTTCTCAGCTTCCCGATCTTCTCGTCATACTTTTCTTTGCTCAAGTGCTGAATATCCTTGATAGGCACGTTCAGCAGGTTTGCATCAATACGCTCAGAGATGCGCTCCTCCGCCATTTCCATCGTGATATAAAGAACGTCTTTGCCTTGAGCAAGATACGCTGCTGCCATATGACACATAACAAGCGTCTTACCAGTTCCGGGTCCACCCATCAACACATTGAATGTTTTCGGAACCAATCCACCGTTTGTGATCTTGTTGAAATAATCAAGGTCAAACGGAATGTGCGTTTCGGTGTTGTGATAGAAGTTAAATCGTTCGTCTGCGTCTTCAAGATAATCATGCCCGACGTTGGTATCAAAAGAAACACCCAGAGCTTTCGATAGAATGTCGGGAATAGCCTCCTTCGTCACCTGCCCTTGCCCGTCCAGAATAGCAATACTCTCACGCACAGCATTGAACACCGCGCGATCCTTACAGAACTTCTCTGTAGTATCGACGAGCCAGTCAGCGTCGGGGGCCGGAGCATTGGAAGAGATTTGATTCAATGTCTCTTGAATATCTTTGAACTCAGTCTCGGTGATTCCACGTTTTTCATTCAAGTCAATCGCAAGCGTCTCTGGAGTTGGGGACGCATTATATTCCGAAAAGAACTCAACGATTTGTTCAATGATGGTTCGCTCCGCCTTGATGCTGAAATACTCAGGATCAATAAACGGAACGACCTTTCGCGCAAAGTCCTCGTTACGGACCAGGTTGCGAATGATTGTGTATTCCACTCTATCCACTAAAAAGTTACCTTTCTCTTGATGGTAAGGTTTCCATCTTCATCTTCTGTTTCGGTTACTTCCGAGTTGTCGATCGCGGTCTGAACAATGTCCATCAGAATATCTCCGATCAATCTCTCAAAGTCCCACTTGACTTCATCCTCAAAAGTCTGCTCCTGTAACTGTTCAGGAACAACAAGAATATCATAGACGAAGTTGGCTGTCAAATGATCATCACTCTCTTCATTTACCTGTAGCTTCACTTTACCGTACCGATAAATGACACCCTCAAATGGCTCTTCTTTCAGACGAATACACCAAGCATCTTCTGTGCCATCGAGATCAGGGACCATCTCGTATCGTTCACTCACCTTGCTCATCGGTTTCCTCCTCTACAATCGCAGACCCATAACAGAACTTCGCTTTACAAACGCCGTCGATCGCATCCAACACTTCCTTTGTGAAATACTTCTCCGGGTTCTTTAGGATCGTCTTGCCGAACTGGGTTGTTCCATCAGGCAGCTCGAACTTGGTTGACATCTTCTTGAACACACCAGCTTCAACAGCCAACTCAAGAAGCCCATAGTGTCGCGACAAACCACTATCGTAGCGAAGCAACACATCAATCATCATATTTTCTTTGGTCAATCGGCTCTTCTTGTTCAGACAATGAATGATGTTTCCAACAACCTCAGTTCCATCCTTCTCCTTCTTCTTTGAAAGAAACACGATGTAGTCAGAGGCATACTTCAGACCAGCGCCACCACTCATCTCCTTCGTCGAGAACATACCCATTGTCTCGTAGGTGTGATTGGTGACGATCATCGGAACACCAGCCTTACCGAGCTTCAACGTCAACACACGAAAGGTTGCACGAACGAGCTGCGCTCGCGTCATGTCTCGTGTCTCTTTACCTTCAGCGGTATCCTCAATCTCCTTGGTCGTCGAGAGCATTCCGAGACTATCCAAACAGAACATCATCGGAGGGCGATCCTTCTCGGCTACCTCCAGATACTTGTCGAGAATCGTAACAGCTTGATGCCGAAACTCCTGAACGGTCGCGACCGGAACAGAGATAACACGATCAGGATCAATGTCACGCTCGATCAACATCTGCTTCGTAATGGCATCCTCACTCTCAAAGTAGAAGCACGCACCTTCAGGATTGTCTTTAAGAAATTGTTTGACAATACCCAGAGTGAAAAACGTCTTACCAGTAGAACTCTCACCAGCCAGCGCGACGATCTTGTTATTTGGAATGCCACCATAAATGCTTCCGCTCAAAAGAGCATTCAGCACATACGAACCAGTATCCACCCACGCTTCAACATCACCGAACTCATTTACATCAGGATTGATCTTACTGATCGACCGTGTAATGTCTTTGAAAAAACTCATCTTTCACCAAGCTCCCTAAAATATTCAACCAATTCTCGGTATCCGCCGATCACTTCATTTCCAGCATATACCTTCGGAACAGTCAGAGGTTGTTCCATACCTTCAAATATATGGATGAACTCATCCCGACTAAGATCATCAGGAACATTCAGCACATCAACGGGAACATCATACGTCTTGAACAACGCCTTTGCTTTTACGCAATATGGGCAGTTGTCTTTGCTGATCATCATATAGTAACTCACGAGAAGAATGCCTCCAAAGTGGATTTGCGTTCTGTTTGCCATCCAATCGTATCGAGAATGATTTTCAACGGTTCGACGAACGCCTTATCGAACTGAGTGTCATGGTCGATCACATTGCTTAGATTAAACTCAGCCGGAATGCGCTCATCAGGGAACGAGATGACCGGAGCCATGGCTTCGTTCGGTTCACGAAGATGAACAAACTTGAGCTTGTCGCCGTCACGAATCTCTTCATACTTCTTCGCAACACCACGCTCCTCGCGCATGTGATTATATATCAATGCTCCCTTGACATGAATCGGAGTGCTTTTCTTCCAAATGGTATCTGCTGACCGATACTTTCGCAGACCATTAACGCCACGAGGAAACGCAATATCATCCAAAGGCAACGTCTTGAACTCCTTACGAAACGCTTCAATGAAATCAATCACATCGCTTTCGGTATGGGTCAGAATCAGTCGCATCACTTTCTTGAGATTGTCCCGGCAAGCTGCCGGAGTCGAAGACTTGACTGCTTCCAGACCCATGATCTTCAGCTTCGGCTCATCGTAGCGCACACCTTCGCTATCATGGACGTTGAGCATGTAACGCTTCTTGGCGACCCACACTCCACGATCCGCGATGACCTCTCGTTCCATATCCATCTTCTGTTCATAGGCATTCATCGTATCGGACAACTCCTGATACGACTTGTCAATGAAAGGTTGGATCTTTTTCTGGCACAGACTGTCAAGGAAATCAATGACCTTGCTTGTTTCAGGGAGATTGTCGCCGTAGAACTTATCCACTACAGGCTTGAGATTCAGATAAACCGAATCTGTGTCACCCGCGATGACGAACTGGTTGTCCTCTGTTCCACATGCTTTGTTCAGAAACTCATTCAATCGAGTCGCGATCCAACGAATAGAAAGCTGCCCGGACATTGTGATCGCTTCTGCTTGTCGCAGATCATAGTGGCGAAAGTATTGATTCCCCAAAGCGCCATAAGCTGAGTTGAGCTGAACTTTTCTAGCAAGCTGAAAGTTTTTGAACTTCGCGATCTTGTTCTTGATCGCATCACGTTCAGCCAGCCCACCGGTACAATCAACAAGCTCCTGCTCTGCTTCAATCATCGACCGCTTGTATTCCTTGCGCTGATTATACAACATCTGCATCATCTCAGGGAGAAATCCACGAACATCGCGCCGGAATGTGTGACCATTCGCAGCAACACAAACATCCGAGTTTTTGAACGATACCTTGCGATCAATCACATCCTGAATGCTAATTTTCTCGGTATGTGAAGTCAATGTCTCCGGCGAAATGTTATACATCATAATCAAATGCGGATACAGAGACGCAAGGTCGAAACTCACAACCCAGTCGTGCATACCAGTAATGGGTTCAGCGACATAAGCACCCGCATACTTTTCATCCTTCTTGGACTCCTTCTTTTGCGGAATGACAATGTGGCGCTCCATCAAATAGTTGTGGATCATCACATCCCACATACGCACTTGCGAGAACACATCGTTGAGATTGACTTTCGCAGAGTAAGCCAGAGCATAGGCTTGCTCAATGAACTTCATCTTTGCTTCAAGCCGCTCGATAAGCTCAACGTCTTGAATGTTGTAGTCGATGAACTTCTGATAGTCGTTGTCATACAAATCATGTAGAGTGCCATACTCGGAGTAGTCAACCTTCTCCTGCCCCAACTCGATATATGCGATATGGTTCAGCTTGTAGCTCGATTGCTGCGTGAAGGTGAACTTCTTATAAAGCTCAAGATAATCAAGAATGGCAATTCCAACAAGTGTCATAGCCATTTGTTCACGTCCATGAATGATCGCGTTGCGCGTTGTGAAGTGCCCCCATGGAGACAGCTTTCGCGCGGTATCCAGATCAAACACATTCGTAATACGATTGACCAGATATGGAATATCAAAGAACTGAACATTCCATCCAGTCACAACATCCACATCCAAAGCACGCCATGTCGCAATGAACTGCTGAAGAAGATCCTCTTCGTCTTCCGCAAGGTAATACTCAACATTACCCTGTCGAACGTCATAGTCCTTCAGACCGAAGACGTAATACTTTCCAGCACTCTTTAGAGAGATAGCAGTAATCGGCTGATCCGCATCAGCGGGTTCAGCAAATCCGTTTCGGGTTTCAACCTCGATGTCCAGATACGCTACACGAATCAAATCAGCATTGTAATCAATCGTCTTGGGAAATGCTTTGTTGATGAACTCGTATTGCGGGGGAATGTTGCCATACACATTGAAGTTAGACATTCCCTTATAGCGGTCGATGAAATCACGAGACGCTTTGATGCTCTCTTGAGGACGCGGAAGCACGAAAGTCCCATCCAACGCCTGCCATCCGGTAGGTTCGTTAGACGGGACATATAGAGTGGGCTTGAAGTTAGCACGCTGCTGAACCCGTCGCCCATCCTCGTAACCGCGATAGAGTAGCTTCCCTTTGAAGTTTTCTACGCTAGTGTAAAGTCTGTCAACCGACATCAATCACTTTCTTGTTGTAAAATTCGAGAGTTTCATCCGAAGGTTCATAGATGAACAGAATATGATCGGCTCTTATATCTACCTTTTTATCTTTGGCATATACAAGGATATTGATAACACTAACTCTTTCTTTGTTCTCTTCGTCTTTATAATACACCAACGAAAGAGGATTTTCAAGTGTATAATACTCATCTCGATGAAGTTTTGATACTTTGGCAATGATCGGAGCGGACCCGCTGATAGGATGAATCACTTTCACTTCACTCATTTTCTTGTCCTCCATGATATACAAGTATCGGAAGCTGTAGCTTCGTTAAACTATCGACCCTGCCTGTTGGTGGCAAGTCGTTTGCAATTTGAAAATCAATAACTGCTTGAGCAGTTTCATTACCAAACACGCCATCAACATGAACCATTCGTTTTCCATTGGAACCTAACCAATGATTTAGTTGCCGCTGAAGTTGAACAATCGCAACTCCGGTATCGAACAGTTCAAGTGCAGCCGTAATGTCTGTTCTATTTCCTCCAAGCACACCATCAGCATCGAGCTTTAGATAATGCTTGTAATCAAAGACTGGGCACGATTTGTTTGATACTTCGCAATGCCCATGAAAGGTAACATTGCCGTTGTGTGCGTGATTGATCTCGTAACACAAGTGAATCAATGAATCGAGCTGAACTAAACGAAAGTCTGTCTGTCGTAATCCTGCCAAACAAATCGCAACTGATCCTGTGTTGTGCCCCTTCTGTGCTGCTGGCTTCTTTTCAATGTCTCGACCATGCCATATCTTTCCTTCAAAGTCAATGAAGTAGTGATAGCCGATCTCATCGAATCCTCTCTTACGATGCCACATATCAATCACATCAACACGAGCATGTTC